TAATGATGTACCGTCATTATAATGAGCAATCCACATCCACAACCAAGAACCATCTTTTTTGGTATTAGTATTCAACTGAGGTTTGGATACCTTTTCATCTTGCATTTTATTGCAGTCTCCTCGAATTACAAATAAAAAACATTAAAACATAAATTTAACTGACTTCATCCCAGACCCATGTAAAGGTCTCGGTTCCTGGATTCCCAGAAGCTGCACTTGCTCCTACCCAAGCCTGATGTATTAATGCTTTAGAATATACGAACCCTGCAACATCATTTGGAGTTATCTTTCTGTTATCTACTGGGAAAGCACTACCCAAAGCTGAAGCATCTTCTGCATTCGAACTTGCTCCATATCCACCATGTTCAGCGATCTTAGTACCAGAAGTTCCTTGAGTACCAGTTGCCTGTTCATAGCTTCCACTACCTAATCCATATTCACTTCCATCACCAGATGCGTCCATTACAAGAACTATTCCAGAAGCCTTATGACTTCCCCAATTGAATAAGTCTCCATCACAATACCATCGTATAGATGATACGTATGTGAAATCATATGTTCCACCATTCTGTCCACTTATCCATAGGAAATGGGTTTTCCAATAACTTGGATTATGTCCCGAATCAGGTATAGGAATAGGATTACTATCACCAGGTGTCGCACTATCCATAGTGCAATATCTTGCAGTAACAGAAACTCCTGCACCACTAAGTAGGGTCATATTACCCGCTGCCCACGATGCTCCATTCATCTCTGCTACAAATACACTTGCTGGCATATATTATACGTCCTATTAATAAACATAATTAAATACATTATCTCCGTCTCTTTGACTTTGATTGAGCCTTCTTATATTCCTTAGACCTTTTATTAGCAGTGTCTACTATATAGTATTCTAGAAAGTTAATTCCGTCTGGATTTTCCTTTCTCATCTCTCCAATTTGCTTAGGGCTTTTGCCTAATAATTTGCATAACTCATATTCAACATAACCGAACCCACTATCGACGAAATTTCTTTAATTCGTCCTCAGTGACTCCTGCCCCCCTTTGGGACTCTGTTATTAATTCGGTTATGAAATTCTGAAGAGTAGAGAAAGAAACCTTCTCGTTCCAAAATTCTTCATCTAGATTACTGTCTATAGACAATCTATCAGCTATTCCACTTAACTGTTCGTAGATTTCAACCATCTTGATTAATGATTCTGGGTCAGCACTACCTTCATATTTGGCAGCCTGAGCAGATAACTTCATAATGGTTATCATTTCTTTGTTTGTTGGTTTCTTAGCTAATATTGTTCGTCTAGTCTCTGGAGACGTATTAAATGTGACTTTTAATAAGTCGTCATCGTAATCTCCTTCAATCTTCGTTCTAGTTGATATAAACTTTTGGGTATCTTCTTTTTTAACTTCTTTACTTTGTTTTCTCTTTTCCTTGAATTCCTCAAGTTTTTTCTTCTTGTCTTCCTTTGTTTCTTCTGACATATCGAACCTCCATTAAAAAATAAAAAATACATTAATTACATTTAGTCGCTAATCTTCATTCCGCTACCATACCAACTAGTCTTTTTAATATTGTATGGATCTAACACAGTAAAGTCTACTGACCCTTCTGTTACGGTACTAGCATCACCTAAAGTTAAGTCGAATCCAGTTATCTGGCATGACGCAAATGTAAAATGCAAACTGTTTGGACCTGCAGAACCTGATATCTTTACAAGAGTACCATTTATTAATGCTCCTACAGTATTGTCCATAACTGTACCATCCCACTCTGCGTTAGTAAATGAGCCTTCTATAGAAACTGCTCCTTGTTGGAACTTGTTACCTGCTTCACCTACTAGCTCTTGCTCAACTACACCACGGTCAATTGTAATACTGAAATCACCAAGACCAATTGTAGAATGTGTTGATGCTACAAGCCAAATTTTGGCATCTTCACCAGTATATGTTGTTGGAGTTGCAGCCATTAGTCATTCACCTTCTGTGAAGTATAAGTAACATTCTTAGGGTCAAGTACCGTAAAGTCTATAGACGCTTCTGTAATTGTTGAGGCATCTCCTATTGATACATCGAATCCAGTAACTTGGCACGAAGCAAAACAAAAGTTCAAACTAGATGAACCATCTATTTGCCCAGATATCTTGATAACAGACCCATCTACTATACTATCCAAGAACGGTGAATTACCAGACGCAGCAAATCTGCAGTTTGTTAGAGAACCTTCTACACTCAAAGCTCCTTGGGTATAATAATTACCAGCGGTTCCAACTAACTCTTGTTCAACTACTCCTCTATCTAATGTTAGAGAAAAGTCTGATACACCGTACACTAGAGCACTTGTAAACGAATCAGTAATCAATACCGTGGCATCTTCTCCAGTTAATAGTGCCATATTCTTATCACCTATATTTTAAATTTAAACATACATTATTTATAATAAATACTTAATCTATTCCATCGAGTAATCTTTACATTTGCAGATAAATCTGGATCCCAGTTATCTACATCAGTTAATTTCTCATATCCAGATGATATCATTGTCTTAGTAAGTTGGTCCATTATATCATAGATTTGCTTACTACTGACTTGAGAATAAATCTCTATTTGAACACCAAAGTTTTCTTGTATTTGACCAGAGACATAAGCATACCCAAGTCTACCAACAGCATTCCCACCAGCTTGAAACAAAGCAATACATGGATAATCGGATACTTCATTCTGCCATCCTACTTTTATATTAGCAGCAGGAACTAATGCAGTTATATTTGCATCTCCAGTTAGGGCATCATATAAGTCTTTGAGTATTTGATATGACATATTACCTCAGTATTGAATTGATATTCTTTTTCATGTATCTAGACAAGTTACTTATCCATCTATCTTTTTCGTAATAGAGAGCATCACCAAAGAAATGTTTTGGTTCCTGGCCTTTTACTTCTCTTTTCAATACATTATTACCTAGATGTAACCATTCACCATGTGGCCTAATTGGACTTCTAGAACCAAATTCAACAGGAGCTGCATGGTCTGACCTATTCCATACTTTCCATTGATAATATCCTGCACTTACTCCAATTTTTTCATATTCCCATAAGTCCAAGTTATCTTTCATACTAACGTGAGTAGGCTCGTCTCCTCTAGAGAATGTTGTACCCTTAATTCTATTTCTAAGATTCTCCATAGCTTGACTTACTATGTCATCAAACATAGTAGTCATAGAGTCTTCTAATATGGAAGGAAATCCTACTTGTAGTTTTCTTAGTTTCCTCATAGCTGGGTCTATTCCAGTTATCTTAAAGCTCATTTTGCACCAAGCAATGCCTTTTGAACATACCCGCTTGAGTCTGTATATACTTCTCTCACTATAAAAGTATTATCGTTATAGTGTATTTCATCATCTGTTGTTATTGTCTGGGTACTTAAGAAGTATGCATTGAATTTAATGTCTTCAAATTCACCTGGAAGTTCTCTTTTTTGTTCAGCACTCACAGGAACTAGTCTACATTTAATACCAGAAGCATCATATGTCATTGTCACTATATCTTCACCTAATGCATTTGAAGATACTGTTTGTGTATATCTAGCTACGGTCCTATTTAGTAGGCCTTCATAATGACTTTCTGACATTTTTATCTTCTATATATTCTTTGTGTACTAGTTTATGACATCTTTTACATAGCGTAACTAGATTATCCCATGAATGGCTTCCACCACACTTAACAGGTACGTTGTGATGACATTGAGGACTTCTCCATCCATGCCCAACTTTGCACTTTACTCCACACATTTGACAAATATATCTATCTCTCTTAAATATAGCAAACCTAAGTTTATTCCAATTCTCCGGATATAATTCACTTGGTCTATATTTATTAGTCATTAGCTAGCACGATTTGCCATTTGTTCTTCCCTCTAACAAATAGCATGTCTTCAGCCATCTGTTCCCATGATTTGGCAGACTCGTATGCTGTTACATGTTCTCCCCTACCAGAATGAGAATAAGTCACTTTATAATCTCCAAGGGATAAAGATTCAACTATTCCATATTTTTGGATCAATCCTGGATTACTTTTGACTATCTTAGACATCACTATTAATAAAGCAGGTATCTTACCATCTCCTCGAGATGGCATAGCATCATTAAAATATGTTGCCTTGATATAATCCTCAACTGCTTCAATTTTTAATAATAGTTCTGCCTTTGACACGTCATTATAATCTAGTGGTGGAGTAAAACTATTTCTTATCTCATATTCATATACAAGACTTGGTGAATAATCTGCCATTATTCCTCCTTTTTATCTCCTATACCATATAGTGGATAGTCTCTTCTATCTACTTTTTTCTTGCTTCTGGTTTCTAGAGCTAATGGAATATTATCAAATATGTACAATTTATCTGGGTCTGTATTACCTCCGCCTTGACTATCTTCGGTTATACCAACTTTTGCTCTTTCTGCAGCAGTTAGTTTTGTTCTGTCCAGCAAACCTTTTCTCCTTAATTCTTCATAGTGCTTCGTAAGCATATATTGTTCTCCTTTTCCATGTAACACCATATTAATCTCCCAGATATTATTAAACTAAATATACATTATGACATACATAAAAAAATAATGATGGGTATTATTAGAATCCCACCAATTATTTAGTGTTCAATTATACAAGCTTTTTCTGGTTGAACTGTCTTAACTCCGTAACGCATAGTTGCAGATATACCCACTAGGTCATGGATTGGGTCGTCATATTGTTCAACAGTGATATCTCGTCTCATTCCTATCATACAATAGGATGAGTCACAAACAAGACCGTGAATATCGTGTGCAGTATCGTTTCCACTGTTCCATTTGTAGGTACCAGTTGTCCATCCATCAACAGAAAGTCGACTTAACTTAAGTCCGAATAGCTTACCAACATCGTAGCTACGCAGAGCTGCGTCACTACCAGCTTGTTGAGCCTGTAGTAAGTTATTTGAGCTAATAAGTAAGTTTTCTGCAAATGGAGTCATGATCATATCAGTTGGAACGTAGTCGTAGTTAAGAATACTCTTCATTGCTTCAAGAACATTCGCCAGAGTGAATGCAGCACCTGCATTTACAGTACCAATAGCTGCATATGTACTCTTGTCAGTTGCTTCATTTATTACGTCATAGTTTAGCTTATGTTCAAGTTTTTGCCCAGCACGCATCAATTCAAATTCTACCATATCCCAGAGACCATCTTCAATCAATTCATTTGTAATGATTGGTCTGCAACCTACTTTCTTAATTTTGAGGTCAACAGTATTGAATGACTCAGTATCTACTGGAATTGCCGCACCTTCTGCAACATCAACAGCTTTACCTAGATTACCGCTTTCTTTGGTAATTCTAATTTGGTAGGTGTCTGTTTTGATGATTGGAAATACGTTTCTTACACACTGCATCGGTTTTGATCCTTCTACAATTGTATTGTAGACTTCCTCTTGTAACAGAGTGTCAGATTCCATACCTTCGCTGAGTAAAAGCTCTTTTCTCTCTTTTGGCAACGTATCTAAGACGGTTGTCTTAAAGCTTTGAGTATTAGCCATACGTGACCG